GACTACTTCATGAGCATGGTCGACATGCGCAACGTTCCGGACGGCGACCAGAACCTCTTCATCGTTGAGGACAACGACCTCTACGTTGTTGACGACGCCGCTCAGGGCACTCTCGGCATCAGACGCCAGAGACTTGGCAACGCCAAGGAAGTTCCGATCCCCACGAAGTTCAAGTTCGTGAGAATCTATGAGGAGCTCAATAGAATCCTTGCTGGCCGCGTTGACTTCAACGTGTTCATCGACAAGGTTATCCGTTCGTTCCGTATGCAGATGCTGAACGATGTTTATTCTCTGTGGGCGACCGCTGCCGCTGGCGACATCGGCGGAAGCACCTACTACCCGACCGCTGGTTCCTACAACGAAGCGACCCTGCTCGAGCTGATTGAGCACGTCGAAGCGGCTGCTGGCGGCAAGACTGCTACCATCGTCGGTACCAAGGCTGCTCTTCGCAACCTCGTTCCGTCCATCATCAGCGACATCCAGAAGGATGACCTCTACACGATGGGCTACACCGGCAAGTTCTATGGCAGCCCCGTGGTTGCTATTCCTCAGCGTCACAAGGCCGGCACGAACACCTTCGTGTTCGACGACAAGAAGCTGACCATCATTGCTGGCGACGACAAGCCTCTGAAGGTTGTCATCGAGGGCGATCCGCTCGCTATCACGAAGGATCCGTTCTCCAATGCTGACCTGACCAACGAATTCTACTATGGTGAGAAGTACGGCTGCGGCCTCGTCCTCGCCGGTGCGAATGCTGGTCTCGGCATTTATGACATGCACACCAACTAATTTATAGTCGGTCATTTAACAATCGGAGCCCGGGCAACACCGGGCTCCATGAATGAAAGGATACTTTTATGGCAACAACTACTAACACCAAGACGACTGCAAAGAAGAAGACGACGGCGTCAAAGCCGGCGGCGAAGAAGCCCGCTCCGAAGCCCGCTCCTAAGCCCACGCCGGAAAAGACCGTCGAGGCCGCTCCTGTGATTGAGGAGCGCCCGGTAGCGAAAGAAATCGACGTTAACCAGTACGTAAGAGTCAAGAATGGGTTCCATGGCCATCTGGTCTACAAGAGCTCACACACCGGAGAGGTGTTCGAGTGGGGCGCCTTCGGAGACGAGCAGGATATGCAGCTCTCCGAGCTGAAGAGCGCCAAGAACACCGCGAAGGGGTTCTTCATCAATAACTGGTTTATGTTCGACGACCCGTGGGTCATCGATTACCTCGGCGTGCGTATGTTCTATAAGAACGCGCTTACGCTGGATGAGTTCGATACGCTGTTTGACAAGTCGCCCGAAGAGGTCGCCGATATCATATCGGAGATGTCAGACGGACAGAAGAGTTCTGTCAAATATTACGCGTCAGAAAAGATTCGCGACGGGGAGATTGACTCCCGCAAAATGATCGCGACTCTTGAGGAGGCGCTCGGAGTGCAGTTGGTCGAAGGTTAAGGAGGTCTCACATGGCCGTCTCGTATGACCTTTTTGTCGGATCGTTTCTTGCAAAGATTTCCGAGTTCGATTTTGCGGTTCTGCCCGATAAGGACAGAGAAGTAACGGTGGACGGCTATCTTAAGAGAGCTGTTGTCGAATTCAACAGGATTTGCAAGTACAATCTTGTGGCGGCCGCCGATGACAATGAGAGGTCTTTCGATCTGGATATTGCAGACGGAGACCTCGACGAAATCGTTAATATCATATCGGAGGGAATGGTGGTGCAGTGGCTCAAGCCGTTTATATACAGGCAGGAACTGCTGGAAAATGTTTTGAATACAAGAGATTTCACACTATACTCTCCCGCCGAACTCTTGATGCGTGTGGGGAACGCATACAAGAACGCCCAGAGCGACTACACGCAGATGATGCGTGATTATTCGTACTCTCACGGCGACCTAACGGATTTGCATTTATGATATTCGAAACATCGGTCGGCGAGCCAATGGAGGGCGCTATGCTCTCTACATACTTCTCCTCTCTCGTGAACAGATTTTTCAAAATCCTCCCCATCCGAGAAAGCGGAGACAAAACACTCGGAACGTACATCCGAAGCCTTCAGCTTGAGCTCATCGGATGCGGAAATTTCGTGCCTTTCTTTAGCGATGAACCTCGGTTCGTGGCGCTTCTTGCTGTGCTTCAGTTCTTCAGAGACCAGCCCGACGCACCGGTAGAGGACGTCAGAAGAGAGGTGTTCCGCGCCATTAACACCTGCAAAAAGCTTGTCGCCATTTGCGATAAGGGGGAGGTAAAATGAGCGTTTGGGATGTGTACGAAAACAGAATGGCCGCGCGCGGTGAGACGCGCAGGGAAACGGTGCTCAGACGCGAGAAGCGCACACTGAAGCAGAAGCTACCTAACAGTCTCTCATATCATACAGTGACCATGTATGACCAGGCGCACGGATATAATATCAAGTCGGACGAAATGAAGGAATACTCCATTATTCAAAACGTGGGCATCATCAACTCCGACAACCTTAACGAAAAGTATATCTACTCCTTGCCGGACGAAGATTTCGAACACGGCAGCCTTGTGGAGTGGATGGACAACTATTGGCTCATTACAGAACTCGACGCCAACAACACGGTATACCGCAGGGCGAAGATGGTTCAGTGTAACTATCTGCTGAAGTGGGTGACAGCAGATCACAAAATCATCGAGCAGTGGTGCATCGTGGAGGACGGCACGAAATCAACGCGCATTATGCGCAACGGTTTGGTGTGCTGGAAACGGCACGCAAAAAGAATCCCCTTAATTGCTGGGACGCCCTTAGAGCTGTATCTCCGAAACGGAGCGGCGAACAGTCGCACACGGCATGGATTGAAAAGCATACAGATTGGGCAATCAGCAGCCAAGCCCCGAACAGGGGAAGGTTCAACGACTATCCCGGACGTGGGAGTAGGAGCGAGCGCTCCGAAGTGGGGGACCCTAACCTGCGTTTTATACGCAGTATGGTGAAGATATAGTCTGCGCTTCGCAGAAATGCGAAGGAGCGCGTATAGCGCCGGACAGGGAGTAGCGTCTCTGTTTGAAATATACGGACCTTACAGGTGAGTTCGAGGACAGAAACTTCATCGTTTCGCGCGGCGACTCGCGTATTGCGATTACACTGGCGAAGAACAAGAAGACTGTCGCGCTGGATAGAACCAATAGATTCCTTGTAGACGACCCCGAGTCGAGACTTAAGTTGGCCTACACTCTGAGTAAGCCGCTGAAGCTCGGCGGCACCTTTAACGGGTTCGGGGTGTATAAATTCGTACTTCAGGAGGTCAACTCCTCCGAAGACGACAACTTCTTCCTCGGTATTGCTGATTACTTCAAGCACTTTCCGAAAGAAACGACGGTCGACCATTGCCCGAAGGTTGTTATTGACCCTGACGATGAGAAGACCGATGACGGACGGGAGGTGTGGATCTGATGCTTCTCAGCGAACTGTTTGACTATAAGAATCAGTTTATGAAAGACTTGCTGACGGACGAGAAGCTCGTTCATCTGCTGGACGAGAATATCCCGATGGATATGGCGCACTTACTTGCGTACAAGCAGGTCTTCCCGTATGAATACGTTCCCGAGACTGCCCAGAAGGGCTTGACGTATATCTGCTTCGACGTGGATATACTCGAGACCTACAACAAGACGTTCCTTCAGCCGGCGCTGCAGATATGGGTGTTTACGCACCGCAGTCTGCTTCGGCTGCCGGAGGGCGGAGTACGCCCGGACGAGATATGTTCTCGTATCGACCAGAAGATTAACGGCAGTAGATTCTACGGGCTCGGAGAGCTCAATCTGTACTCGGTGCGAAGATTCGCCCCTATGACAGACTATCAGGGTAAGTATATGTCGTTCCGCGCGAAAGAGTGGAACAGGGTATACGACCCGAACAGAGAGACTCCGTCGAACAGAAGGAGAGGCCGGTAAGTGGCAACATATCATTTACTCTATAAAGACTTCATTCCCGTGGGCGACCGCATCAAGGTAAGGATACCTAAGTTGCGGGAAATCATCGAGAAGGAGGACGAGTATTTCGGTATGGTCTCCATCTTCACGGCGACTCCGTACGACTTTATGGCTGAGCTTGACGATATCGGCATAGACTTCACCGAACTCAATGAGTTCGATTTATTTATGCTGTTGTCGATGGGACTCGCGGAGTCGGACACGTCGCTGCTGTTTGAAGATCTGGACTTCTCTCTCTTTGAAAGGGCGGTCAACGAACAGAACGGGAATTTGGTGCTCATCGACAGGGAGCATGATATTGTAATCGACCGCGGGGTGCTCGCGGAGATTGCGATGGCGCTCAGGAAGATTCATCACATCGAGCCGAGCCGGAAGAAACCGGGTAACGAAGAAGCCAAAAAATACATGATCGAGCGTGCGAGAAAGAAAAGGGCGCGCAACCGTAAAAGGAATGCCGCATCGCAGCTCGAGCAGCTCATAGTCGCACTCGTGAACACGGAGCAGTTCAAGTACAACTACGAAAGTGTCCTCGACCTTTCGGTATATCAGTTCAACGAGAGCGTTGCTCAGGTGGTCACGAAAATCGATTATGACAACAGAATGAGGGGTGTCTATGCGGGCACCGTTGATATAAAGCACATGAGTCAGGACGATTTGACCTGGCTTAGTCACAAATAAACAAACAGGAGGAAAACATCATGATTGCTGATCTCGCTTTGACGAGCATTGAGACCATCTCGGCGTTTGACGTATCTACGGGAGCGTACAAGTGGACTCTTGACGAGCTTCAGAATGCAACTGTTGCTCAGACTCAGGACATGCAGGAAGTCACCGGTAAGGGTGGACGTATCCTGAACAGACTGAAGAGAAATAAAGCCGTCACCATCTCTGCGACCAACGGACTTATCTCCGGCGGACTGCTTGAGAGCCAGACCGGCGGCGAATTCGAGACCAAGACCACGAAGGTCATGTGGACGGATTATCTCACCGTCAACGCCAGCCATGAGGCAACGACCACGTGGAAGGCTGTCGGAACTTCCGGTGCGGAAATCAACGCGCTGTATGTTAGGGAGCGGAACGGCGCTCTGGGCGAGGAGCTCGAGCAGGCCAGCACCGTTGCTGCGGGCAAGTTTACCTACACCCCCAACACCAAGCAGCTTGTGTTCAACGCGGATATCGCCGAGAATACCGAAGTCGTGGTATTCTACGAAAGACAGATTTCTGCCGACGTTCTCGTGAACGAGAGCGACAAGTATTCCGGAAAGGCAACTCTTTACATCGACTGCCTCGCCGAGGACAACTGCGCGAACGTTTACCGTGTCCAGATCTACGTGCCGAAGGCCGACTTCTCCGGCGAGTTCTCGCTCGAGTTCGGCGGAGACCAGGCGGTTCATTCCTTCGAGGCGAACTCTCTGGCCGGCGGCTGTGGAAACGGTAACTACTACTGGACTTACACTGTGTTCGGAGTTAACACCGCGGACGAGGCGTAATTAGTCCACGAGGCGAACTATGGCACAGAGGATGAGGGCTTGCAAGATTTGCGGCAAGGAATATCCTTACTGCAAAACGCCGAACCCGAGCAACGCGTTCCGGTACCAGGACGTTGCGTGCTGTCCGGAACACGGAGCGCAGTATCTCGAAGAGATACTCCGTTCTCGTGGGGAACTCCCCAAGGAGACGAAGCCCGAGCCGATCCCCGAACCCGAAATCGAAGAGACTGAAGAGCTCGAAGACGAGGATGGATTCGAGGATGAAGACGAGGACGATGAGTTCGACGAAGACGAAGAAGACGACATAGATTGAGTCAGGTATAGGCTGCATCTCGACTGAGATGCAGCCTTGCCATATATAGGAGGTGGTAGGCAATGGGCAGTGAGTTGAGGTTGACGGTAGCGATACCGCCGTCCGTAAATCACTATCTTTGACCCGGATATAGGGCAATAATAAAAGGAGGAAGGCCTCTCGCAGTTTCTTACCCGACGCCAGAGAGCACGCGATATAAAAAGGAAATCGTTGAGCTTGTAAGCGAGGAAGCAGAGAAGCAAGGGTGGGTCTTTCCCGAAAACGAGGCGCAGCACTTTTACGTGGACTGCGATTTTTATTTTGACAAAATAGACATGGACGCAAACAACTATTTCAAGGTGATGCTCGACGGGATAACCGAGTCGGGCAAGGTCTGGAAAGACGACAATGTGGTGGCCGAGCGGGTGCAGAGCATTCGGTATGATACGGCAAGGCCGCGCATAGAGGTGTACATACATCCGGTGGACTACATCGGGATTTTTGATAACGCCGCTCAGCTCGACGAGTTTACGTCGCGCTGCGTCGGGTGTTCCAGATATAGCAATAACTGCTCCCTTTTGCGACGAGCCAAAGAGGGGCGGATAGACAAAGAGATTCAAGACGGTGTTTGCTCGAAATATAAAGAGAGAAAGGGAAATAGAGATGGCAACAAAAAAAGAAAAGATGATTAGCATTAACGAACTCGAGAAGGCAGCAAAGGAGGCGCGCGACCTCCCCGAGAAGGAAGTGGTAGAGTGGGGAGGGGTCTCTTTCGAGATTAAGACGACCCTGTCTATCCATGAGGTGGTGGCGTTCGTCACGGGAGTTGTTGACGAGTGCTACATTAACGACATGAAGACGTATGTGCCCGAGGTCAAAGACTTTCTGAAAGGGTGTTATGTTCTGGGTTTGTACGCGGGGTGTCGGCTGCCCGACGACATATCAAAGAAATACGATCTCGTAGTTCGACTCCGTGGGCTTATAGACCTTATTTTGGAGCGTGTTGACAGGAAACAGTATGCCGCGATTGAAACCGCAATAGAGGAGAGGCTGCATAATAATAATGCTACTATTTCTGCTGCGGCTCTAAGTCAGGTAAGCGCTATAACTGCATCTGTTGAGAATCTCGAGGGGCAGCTAGCGGATGTGTTCAAGGGGGTGACGCCAGAGCAGATGACGACGTTCATTGACGCGTTCGCAACAGGGGCAATTGACGAAGAGAAATTAGCGCGGGCCATTGTGGAAAAGAAATACGGAGAGGGCGCCGAGCATGAAAATCAACTGGAGTAATATTAACCAAAAGGTGAAAGCGAGGATCGAACAGCCGGATATGGTCAACCGGATTGATGCCATCGTTGACAGTATGATGCTGAGCGGTGAACATGAGATTAACCATAACGGCAAAGTGATACCAACCCCGGCTGGCGGTGCGTCGCAGTTTATACAGGTGCTCTATATGACCATCTCCGCTTTAAGGTCTCCGGATGGTTATAGTCCGGGATTACTTGGCCCGGCTGCAATAGAGGCATTATCGGAGATCGATTACACCAAGACTTACAAGGAATCCAGGGGCTATTATCGCGTTGGAGTTTTTTTTGTAGACAACTTGTACAGACCATCGCTGTATCCTGAGAAGTATGACGGCATAGACAATATTGCTGCGTTGTTAAATAATGGATTTGGGCAGACAAGAGGGTCGGTGTATGGATTGTGGCACAGCAAACAAATCACGGGATTACGAAGAAGGATTGGGGCCGGATTTGTGCAGCTTGCAAAGGACGACTTTATGGGCAATTATGGCGTTAGGTACGGAGTGGAAACAATAAATATTGATGAAATATACGAATAGGGATTGATCTTGCGTCAGTCCTTTTCGAGAAAGGACGGTGAGAACAATAGCTGTTGATATAGAACTGTTGTTTGGGGTAGACGTATCGACAAAAGCAGAGATAAACAGCCAGCTTTCGCAAATCATTTCAGAAATCGAACCAGTAAAGATTAAATTCGTTGGGGATTTCGCGGAAATCGAGAGACAGGCAAAGTCTTTAGGTCAGTCGATAAGCAGTGGAGATAAGAGCATACACCTTATAAGCCCCGATTCCACAGACGGACTAAATAGGATTATTGAACAACTTACGGAAATCGTTAGCCTCGTTCGCGAAATAAACAGCAAAGAGTTTAATATTACAGCCTCGTTCGGTGTTGGTAATAAAACCGACATAGAGGAACTGCGACTCTATAAAGCAGAAGCGGAAACTCTGATCAGGTTAGTCGACAATATGCAAAGCTCCATTGCCGGGCTCAGTTCTCCGGCGTTGACACAGGCGCTTTCTGGTCAGGTTAGCCAGTTTTTGGAGTTGTCACAAAAATACAAGGGCACAGACGCGTATCTGGGAGACCTCGGGGCTGCGAATACCATTTCATCGGTACGCAAAATTATTTCGGTACTTGGAGAGTATCGACGAGTCTATGAGGTGGTGTTGGAGCAGGCCAAACTGCCCATAGATACGTCATCGTTCGACAGAGCCACGGCGGCGCTTGAGGAATACCAGAAACGGCGTGCGGAGGCTGTCGCCAACCTCAAGGACGCACTCTCTCCTACCGGCACCAATACCACTGCCGCCACAGCGTCGTCAACCACAGAGTCTCTCGACAAGTTCAAGACTTTAAGCACTGACATCAACAATATACTATTAGGATTGCGGTCAAAGATTGAGGAGACCTTCAATCTATCTACTATCGATCTTCACGCTGACGAGTTAAAGTCACAGCTATCAGAGCTGCTGGAAATGGCCAAGCAAGTTCGGGAAGCTATGGGTACCGGAACCGGTGGCACGACCAATGGCGGGAATACTCAAAATGTCGGCGATGGAGGCGCGGCGCTGGCGGATGCCAAGGCGCGAGTAGAGGCGTTTGGCGAGTTAGCTAGGGAGAGCGAGCGTGTTTATGACACTGGCAACAAGGTGTCGGAGGTGACTCGTAGGCAGGCCGCCGATAACGCGATTTTAACTGGTACAATTCGGAGGTTGACAGACGCCCAGGGCAACGAAGTGGAGACTGTGAAAATCACTAAAGACCACGCCGCTGCTACAAGACAGGCCAGTGGAGCTCAGGAGATATATAACCGCACCGTCTTTAGGGCCGATGACGCGTTAAAAAGATATGCAGGTGCACAGACGAGCAGTCTTGAATCAAGCAGAGAAGCTTATAGCAGTATTTCTGCCCAGAGAGAAGAACTTGATCGGCTTTGGAGAACATACCAAAAAGACCACAACTTCCAAAAATTCAAGAGTGGTGTATACAATGTAGATAGGCAAATTCAGGCGCAGACACGCACGCTTCGGGAAAACGGAGAGGAAACCACTCGGCATCAGAGCAAGCTCAAGTCTGCGATAAGCATGTATTTCAGCTTTTACCGAGCTATCATGCTTGCGGTGCGCGGCCTTAGGTCAATGGTGAAGGCGTCGATGGAGCTCGATAAAGCTATGACGCAAATGCAGATTGTAACCGGAGCCACAGATGCAGAAATGCAGAAGTTCTCTGAGACAGCGTTTGTGGCGGCTGACAGGGCAGCGTCTAACATCACAGATATTATTAGCGGCGCAACTACGTACGCTCGACTTGGGTTTGATTCGCAAACATCCACTGCTCTTGCTGAGTATACCGCTATGCTTCAGAACGTTGGTGACATTAACGCACAGGACGCCCAGGACGCTATCACTGCTATTATAAAGGCGTTTGATGGTGTTGATGAAACCAACATAAAAGAGAAGCTCGATGAGCTCGTTGTTGTGGGTAACAACTTCCCAATTTCTGTCAGTCAGGTAGCTGAGGGTATGAACAATGCCTCGTCGGCCCTGGCCGCTGCTGGCAATTCGTATGAAAAATCTGTCGCATTGCTAACCGCAGCAAATACCACAATGCAAAATGCCTCAAAGGCGTCGACTGGTCTCCGTACAATTACTGCGAGGCTAAGAAACACCAAAACAGAGCTTGACGATCTTGGCGAGGCGATGACCGAATCGCAATACGACGAGGTAGTCAATGCTCTGACAGATATGCACGTGGCTCTTGTAGACGTCAACGGTGAGTACAGAGACACCTATGATGTATTCAAGGACATTGCGGCCCAGTGGGACGACATGTCATCTATGGAGCAGGCCGCGCTTGCGACCAAACTCTCAGGCACAAGAATGCAGGCCGTGTTCTATAGCCTTGTGCAGAACTTCGGAGAGGCGGAAAAGGCGTATAAAGCTATGGGCGCAGCCGAGGGCGAGCTTGTTAAAAAGAACGAGATATACGCAAACTCGGTCGAGGGACGTATGACCCAGTTCAAAAACGAGTTTAAGAAGCTCGCGTCCGAGATATTCACAAGCGACTGGATTGTGGACGTTGTTGGCATGGCTAAAGACCTTCTGCATCTCATTGCGGACATAGCCAAAGCCATTACGGGGGTTATGAGAGCCCTCGGTGGAATCAAAGGGACATTATTTGCCATAACCTTATTGATGGCAAATATTAAAATAGCCTCAATCGCGCGTTCTGCCGCAACGCTATTAGAGACCGGGAAAAAATTAACGGTTATGCAATCCTTGGCACTGTCGCTAACAGGTAAACAAACTGCTGCGAACGCTGGGATGGCCTTATCGTTCAAACAGATTGCGACGAGTGCAAAAGAGGCGGCCGTTGCATGGTTAACCAGTCCGATTGGTGCGGCTACGGTGGTTGCCGGTGCGACAGCATTGTTTGTCAGGCAAATACAAAAGAGTAGTGAGCAACAGAGCCAAGAAATGGCCGATGCGATCAAGGCGTATGAGGAAGTTAAGGGTCAGGTCTCTGAGTCTGAGGGCAAAATTGCGGATCTCAACGGAGAGTTAAAAACGACACGCGACCGTTTGGCCGAGCTAAGCAGGATAAAGAGTCCGACTTATGTAGAGCAGGATGAGCTCGAAAAGGCCAAGGCGATGACCGCCGAGCTTGAAAAGCAAATAGAGGACGAGGAAAAGCTGTTAAAGTATAGACGCACAGCAGAAATGCCGGCGTTTAACGACATGGTGTGGAATAACCTCGTAAGCGCTGATCGTTCATTCTTCTCAGGGCAATCAAAATCTCAAAAATTTCTAGCGTCGCTCGGGTTGTTTAAGGATAACTACGGAAACTGGTCTAATATTATACCGCAAAGTTATGTAACCGAAGGCGCGGACTTTCGTCCGTTCTTAACAAGCGACTCAAGCGCTGTCGATGTGTTGCTGAAACTCCCCACCCTGGTGGAAATGGCTCAAGCTATCATAGAAGCAAATAAAGGGGACCCGAACGCGCGGTATTCAATCAAGACCGGGCTGAGTGAGACAGACGATATAAATTTCAAATCATCAGACGAGACGAGACCCCTGTGGCATCTAATTGACTTTGTCGAAGATTCTAGTGCCGTGTACGCCAAAACTATAACCGAACTGACCGAAATGGTTGATGGCGCAGAGCTCATTCTGAACCCTTCAAACAAGGAAGAGGAAGACTATAACTGGAATATTCGCAAAATCAACTCTATTATCCATTTGTTTGAGCATGAGCTTGGAGATGACCCTCGACGCATGGGGGCGTTTGAGGATACCGCAGCGATGTGGGGGTTCTCGTCTTACGAGGAGTTTCTAGCGGCGCTGCGTTCTGGGGACGAAAGAGCAAGATGGTTCATCGATGATTTGAACGATATGGGGATCGCCACCGGAGAGGTTAAAGGTCGGTTCCACGTTCTTGGTCAGGAGCTACGAGACACGGAGAGCGACACCAAAGACTTGAGCACGGCCGTTAAGAGTCTCAGGCAGGCGCTCTCAGAAGTGTCGCAGGTGAAGACTGGGCTTGACCAACTTGACAAAATATACGCGGACATTCTCAACGGGGGAAAGTTCGATTATACGACGCTGATTGACGAGAATTTCACAGAGTTGTTTGGCAACCTGGATTCTTTCGACGATTTTATTCATACGGTGGCAAATGCTCCGGATGATATTGACGCGTGCCAGGCGGCGTTCAATCGTCTAACATCAGAGTTTATTGTTCAGAGCGGCTGTCTGCAAGACCTCGATGAAGACACCAGGGCAATGATGCTTCGTTTTTTGGCTGAGCAAGGGGTTATTGATGACACCGGAGAGGCGGCCGATAGGCTCACACAAATCTATAGGGTGTTAGACGCGCAGAAGAAGCTCCTCGAAGAACACAAGCTCGATACGTCTTCAGATGTAGATGCGTTAATCACACTTGCGACGCAGGCAGATGCTACCTCTGCATCTATTATAAGGCTCACCAACGCCAAGGCGATGCTGGCGAAGGCGGAGGCCATTGGTATTCAGATTGACTCCAATCCCAAAATGGACGTCAAAGAAGCTCAACGTCTGGAGCAGCTCGCGCAGAGACTCACCGAACAAGCCGCGGCAATCCTAAGCAAGCCAATCGAGTTTGACCTCCTTGAGGTAAACTATAGCGGCGGAGATACCACCCAGGGCGTGCGCGATTCCATCGCAAAAGAGACAGAGAAGGCTACCGAGCAGTCATCAGAGAAGATAAAAACATGGTTTGAAGAACAGTACGCCGAGCACAAGCATCTGGTCGCCATGGAGAAAGAGACCGACTACGAGTATTATACATGGCTTGAAGGCGCGATGAAGAAGGCCTATGCCGAGGGTATTCTTTCTCAAGAAGACTACTGGAAGTACGAAGAGGAAGTCTATAACGGCATGAAGAAGCTCCGCGAAAACGCGGAGAAAGAGGCTCAGTCCAACCTCGATAAGCTTGTTGATATCCGCAAGAAGATGCTGGAGAAAGAGGTGTCCGACCAGAAGGACGCCCTGAACGACCAGCTCAAGAATCTGAAGGATTTCTACGACAAGCAGAAGAAGATGCTTCAGGACTCCTATGATGAGGAAGACTATCTGGAGGAGCAGGCCGAGAAGCGCAAGAGTGTTTCCGACCTCGAGGAAGAACTTGCCCGTTTGCGTTACGATGACTCCGCATGGGCGCAGAAGCGTCGGGCTGAAATCAGTCAACAGATTGCCGACGCGCGCAAAGACCTGAATGACTTCGAAAGAGACCACGCCCGCGACGAGGCATTATCGTTCCTTGACGAGCAAGAGTCCGCGGCGGAAGAAAAGATTAACGCTCAAATTGAGACCCTTGATGAAAAGTATAAGTCTGCGAAAGAGCTTTATGAACAGGCGCTTGCTGACGTAAAGAACGGATCCGTCGAGCTTTATCGCGAAATGATAAAGTGGAACGGGGAGTACGGCGACGGGATCGACGATACAATCACCTCTGCATGGGAGGGCGCGTATCAAGCGCTGAGCGACTATAACACCTTGTTTGGGAAGACATTCAAGGGAGTCAACCTTGCAAATGTAACCGGATACGTTCTGAAACCAGTAGGCACGGGTTACGCTTCTGGTACGAGCTACGCGGTGCCGGGTCTTCATCCAATCGACGAGAAAGGCTCTGAAACCTACTTCTCGCCGTCTACGGGCGGAAAGTACAAGATGTTCTCCGGCGGAGAGAAGGTGCTCACTGCTAAGGCGAGCGACTTCCTCTACCGTTTTGCGAACGGCGGTAGCGAGATGCTTAAAAAGTTTATCGCAAGCGTCGGTGGCGGCGTGCTGAACGACAGAGTGTCGCCTTTAATGACGAATAACGAGATCGTCATGGGTGATGTGGTAATAAATGGAAATCCGGACCGCGCGACAATATCCGAAATCAGACGGGCGCAGCGCGAATCTGTGGAGTTCATGCTCAAGGAGTTCGGCAAGCTGAACAGGTAACAATTATACCCCCTCGGGTATATCCGAGGGGGTATAACAAAGGGATATACCTTATCGGGTATAGCAAAACACAAAAACAAAACATGACAAAATACTTAAATAAGAAAGGAGGGCGTTATATTGGCTGATATTTACGGTTCGCATTTCGAGTATGCGGGAGTGGAGTCCCGCACGTACGGACTCATTCTCTCGAGCGCAGGGTCTGAAAGGTTTGACGGCCTTGCCTCAGATATCGAAGGCATCACTGTTTACACCAAGAAGTACAACAGGCATTATCTTGTAAACACCGACTATTCGACGCCCTTATCTTTTGATGTCGATATAGTTATTGACGGCGATACACCGCTTTCGCAGTCTGACAGGCGTGCTATCGAGCGGTGGCTCTTTAACAGAGGTGGATATCGCAAGCTGTACATCGACATGGCTGACGATGTAAACGCCGAGACTTACGAGTTGATAGACGGAGAGCAGAAGAGGCTGTATCTTAACTGCCGGTTTATCAATCCTGTACGTCTGCTTTACAATGGCGGCGTTGCCGGGTACAGAGCTACGCTTGAAGCGGACAGCCCGTATTGGTGGCAGGACGCCGTCACGAAGACGTTTACGTTTGAGAGCGCGCCCACACAGGGCACCTTTGTAGACGTAGAGGTTGACTCGGATCCCGACGATTACATCTATCCCAAAATCACAGTGGATGTGACGGCCCCGGTTGCGGGGAGCTCCAGCTCTGTCGAGATTCGCAATCAGACAGATTCAAACTTTGAGATGACACGTATTCAGGATATTGCAGAGGCGGCATCTATTGTTATAGATAGCGCGAATAACTACGTGACCGGGCAGTACTATCACAAAATGCGATTTAAGAACTTCCCGCGTCTGGTTAGTGGCACCAACACAATACACGTTCAGGGTAACGTGAGCAGCATTACGTTCGAGTTTTCGAACAGGAGGTTCTTCTGATATGGTTATAAAGTATAACACGCTCAACAGAGTAGAGCCTCCGATGCTGACGTTGTGCAACCCGGGATGTGAGAAGCACGAAGACTATACTCCCAGGTTGACAAGGGCAATAGGTGTGCTGCAGGACTGCGAGGCGGTCGAGCTCGTGCTCAACTTTAACTCCCCGTCCGAACTCAACTTTCGCATCAATCAGGTATTTCATGAAGAGATTGAGGACATAACGGAGCGCCACCACGTAGAGAGTCTGTACGAAGCGGTGCAGAACAGGCGTGTGATATTTGCCGAAATGGTCGGGAAGAGTCTCGGGGAGAATCCTCGCGACGAGGTTGGCTTCTTCCAAATCACCAACGTCGAGAGTGGTTATTCCGATGGGCATCACTATAAAGACGTAACTGCGCAGTCGATAGAGGTGGAGTTTCAGCAGTGGACTATCCCGTATATTGAAGACGGGACGTATTATTTCTGCGAGCCCACGGCGCGACAGGACGACATCCCCGCAATACTTAATATGATAGTAGACAGAGTTCCGCTCTGGACGATAGGTCATATTGACGACTCGCTGCAGGGCGGTTCCGGGCAGCCGAAGCTCAGGACGTTTGAAGACGTAGACGTAGAGACAGACTGTCTGTCGTTTATGCTGGAGAATCTTCAGGAGACCTACGACTGCATCATACTGTTCGATCCTATAACACGCACCGTGAACGCCTACGACAAGGCGAACTATGTGAAGGTGACCGATATTCACCTCACGACAGACGACGTGATTTCCGGCGCAAAAGTGACGGACAACGCAGGCGACTTATGCACGGCACTGAACGTGCGTTCAAGCGAAGACGTCGGTATCTCTGCGGTCAATCCTCTCGGGGGCAACACAATATATGACTTCTCATATTACAAGTCATGGATGAGCCCGGAGCTCGCCGCACAGGTAACACAGTGGGAGTATGACGTTGAGAATGCAAATTTCAGCGGCACTCCGTTTATGGGGCTTGTGCACACGTATTACGAAGACGCCGAACTGGTTCGCGGGTACGAGATGGAAATCGACCGGCTTACCAATCTGAAGACGCAGTACGAAAGGTGTCGCGATAATATCGTCGCCGCTAAAGACGCCACTCTCGCAGAGTCTAACAAGGCGATAACGTCTTATGGTGGAACTGCGGTCACGATGCAGTCCACCATTCCCGCCACCGTGGCTGCTATTAACCAACTCATCAGCGGAGTGCAGACGCAAATCGACGCCATCACAATTCCGGATCCGTCTGACCCTCGCTGGCCGGGACCGTACGAAAGCACAAAGACGGAAATGGAGCAGATGGACGCCGAGATAAAAGACATACAAGACAGGCTGACACCCGAAAATTACTTTAGGCCAAATCTGTTGGAGTACGACCCTTATGTAGTAGACAACTTTAACACCTTTGACGAGAGCAGGGCGACCCGTCTTGACGGCGGGGAGGCCTACGAATGGTCTTTCGATGGCATTGGTACTGCGGCCAGTTGGAATCTTGCGCTGGGCTTTTTTGACACAGATCAAGCACACACACCCATTACGTCTGGCATCAACGGGTTCTTTCCGAGAGCACGTTACAGCGGAGTGCGAAATGGTTTTGTGACTGGAGTGGTTTCCGCTAAGTCAATCGTTTTTACGCCTTCCAGAGACTGCTATGTGATGCTCGGCTATTATGGCAGCGGGACATCGCAGCAGGCGATGCAGAAGCCGCGCCTTTACAAGAGAACCAACGGCACATTCGACGAACTTATTCATTATATATACCAAGGCGACTATGTTGACGAGTACACTGTTATCACCAACGAGATGACCTTCGAGCAAAGGTTAGAGCAGCTAATTCTCATGCTGAACAAGGGCAAGGAGGAACTTTCCAAGGTCTCAACTCCGTCAGAAGAGTTTGATGTCGACGTAGAAAGCGTCCTCTTCTCCGAAAGGTTTGAGCACTGGGATACTCAACTCGAGACCGGATGTTTGATAAATGTTGACCTTGTAGACAGCCCCAATATGATTGCAGATGCGCCGGAATATACTGATTCGCTTGTGGAGCTCGATACATATAGGGCTACGCGGCTTCAGGAAGGCACACGGTACATATTCACATTTGAGGGAATTACCGACGCCACAAGATGGGTTTTGACTGCCGCGTTTTTTAAGTTTGACGGCACACGGATTACAAACCCGGAGGGCTTCAGCTTCTCACCCGGTGTATTTATCGATAGCACGCGCGGAGTCTTTTATACAGGCACAATGACGCGCAGGTGTAGCTGGATGTTTACGGCGCCCAAAGACTGTTACGTGATGCTTGGGTTCCGTGGCGGAGACACGACTGCGTCGGCGCAAGTAATCAACCCGTATCTCCGCAAGGCGGACGGAGACGTATCTGCACTGTTCCTTTCCACAATTACGGTCAACTATGACGACTGCAACCTCAAACTGACGTTCGGGAACAAGTACAACAAGTTCGATCCCAAGTCGCTGTTTGATAAAGTTTTAGGGAACGTTACTAAGACGGCGACCGACCTGAGTTTCGTCAAGAGCGCCATCACCAATATCAAGGACGGGCAGTATGACGCAATGCGTGAGGCGATTGAAGACTCACGGAACGTAACAATGCGGGGAGCACTCGTTGCCGAGAATCAGCAATTTGTGCTGGACGAATCCGGTTTCACGGGCAGAACATATAACGAGAGTACCGGAGAGTACTCTGATGCGCAGATTAAAATCACCGCCGAGAACATTGTGTTTACTAGAGACGGGTGGGATTCTGCCGCTACCGCCATCGGTCATCTGAATTGGAGCGACCAGGACATGTACGGTGTGAACGCCGAGGTGTTGATAGGGAACTTAATTATTGGTCAAGAGCTGATATTGAGCAACCACGCTAACACCATGAGGTTTGACCAGAACGGTCTGAAGATGACGGGCGGCAATTTCGAGATTAAGTTCAACCCCGGCAACGACAACTCTCTGATGTATATCAAGGAATTGGCGCACGATGGACAACAGGAGCGCATGCTGCTCGGGATATCTAACCAAACATTCGCAATTAACAACGAGGTTGTCCGTGTGGCATGGAATGGCACGTCAAACTACATCCAGTTAGAAGAAGAGGACGACACTGCAAACATAAACATTTACACGACGTATGGTACGGGCGCCAGTGCGCGAAGAGGGAAACTACTTGGGTTGAACCCGTCTGGTATGACGATTTACACGTCATATGATAGCGGGCAAACTACCGACCCCTTGATGAGAATGACGGCTACGGGCGCCAATTATTACTACAAGACAGGTAACAACAATCATTGGGTAGGGCGCGTCGGTACAAATGCGTTTACAAACTACCCAGACGATCGAGGCATCGAGTTCGACCTTAATGTGGACGGCGCATATATGTCTTGGGGATATCAAGAGGTGAGTGGCGAGGAGTATATCGCCAGAATGATGTACTGTCCCAACGCGTTTGGAAACTTTTATGAGGGCTTTACTTTCTGGGATGACATATACGTCAAGAACGGACACAAGCTATCGTTCGACGGGAATAGCGACGTGGTCATAGTCAATTCCGGAACAACGGCGTCGCCCGCATACGCACTGAGTATCCATTCGGACAACTCTGTCAGGGTATGGGGCGGCACCGCAGACGCGCACCCCATAAATGATGTTGTGTTGGTAGTTGGCAGAAGGGGCACAACCGACCACACACTGTTCCGGGTGCTGTCAGATAAGCTCGAGGCTTCAGTAGACTTGGACATGGGAGGTAATGACGTCGTCAACACGTCGGACGAGAGACTCAAGACAAACATTCAAGATAGCGAGTTTGATGCGGTAGCGCTGTTGAACGAGATCGATGTGAAGTCGTTTGATTGGATCGAAACCGGGGCACACGAAGACGCCGGTATCATAGCGCAGAATCTACGAGAGGTCATCCCGGACGCAGTAACCGAGGATGAGAAGACCGGGGTGCTGTCAATCAAGCAACTTAAACTCATCCCGTATCTTGTTAAAGCGGTACAAGAGCTCGCCGCCCAGGCGGGCATGACCAAGGGTGCTGCGACCACCAAACGTGGCACATCAAAGGGCGCCGGAATGACGGAAGAACAAAAGAGAGATTTTGTGAATGCTGTTATCGCGGCCCGTAACGAATCGGAGTCGGCAGACGGAGAGGTTACTTCCGCGGAGCGACCCGTCGCAAAACAGACATACGGACTGATTACTGAGGGAGAAAAGGAAAAATGAATAAACCTATAACAATACTTAGAGAAGAGTTCGCTAAGGAACTGGTGGAGCTTTGCAACAACTCGGGGCTCCCCTTCTTCGTCATCGAGGGCTTGCTGAAAGAGATGGCGGCAGAAGCGCATGCGGCAAGCCAGAAGCAGTACGAGGCGGATCTCAAGCGATATAATGAAGAGACGTCGGAGGAGGAAGATGATTAACATCATTTGCTATGACCTGAACGGCGAACCTCTGCGGCGATTCTATCAGTATGACGTGGGGCAGAAGATGGTTCTCAAAGACCTGGCGCTGTCCCCCACGCCAGTGGTGACGCTGCAGTGCGACACGTGTGTTCAGCCGGAGGTTGCTACCGTCACTGTGTCGGGGAACGACCTTCTTGTCACGATAAGCGACAGCCTGCTTGAAGCCGGGCTCCCTCTGCGCGGAGTGGTGTATCGTACCGTGACGCCGGACGAGAACGTCATTGGAACGATTTACATTCCCGTGGTGCAGAGGATTCCTCCGGAAAAAGGAGCACGGTTGCCCGACCTGCCTGACACTGACGGGACATATATTTTGACCGGATTTGTCGAGGACGGAGTCAAGGAGATTTCGTGGGAGCGTGCGACCTGACGGCAAAATAATCAAAACAGGAGGTACCGGGAATGGTCAACACAGTCTGCTATGACTTGGATGACAAGCCGATACGCAGGTTTTATCAGTGGGATAAGGGGCAGGTGCTCGTTATCAAAGATATGCCTCTCTACCCAGTCCCGGGAGTCGAGCTGTTTAACAACGACTACGAGGGCGCGGTGGACGCAGAGGTCACAATTGTCGAGGGCAAGATACATGCCAAGATAAGCGACGACCTCCTTATGAGGGGCGAGCCTCTGCGTGGATATATCTACCGAACACCGGAGCAGAGGCATGACACGATTGGGTATATCTACATCCCGGTCGTAGAACGGTCGCGTCCGTCCGACGACCCTGTCCGCGACGCAGAGGCGTTCGCGAGGGAGTCGGAAGCGTGGGCTATCGGAACCAAGCACGGAGAGCCCGTGCCGCCCGATGCCCCGCAATATGAAAACAACGCAAAATACTATGCCGAAGCAGCCGAGGCGGCGAGACTTCGGTGGACAGAATTTTAACGGGGGTGATGTGATACATGGAAGGTAATCTTATAAACTTCAGATACGGTACCCCTGTCACAATCGACCCGTTATATCCGGAACTCGAGCCCGGCACGTTCTCGTTCGACTACGAGACGCTGGCGCTATATCTCGACACAGACACGAGGCGGGTGCAGGTAATGGATCCGCTCAAGCTGTCACTTTCTGGAGGAGCTATGACGGGCGACCTCACCGTAGAGAATGGCGGCACTGTTGTGGCGAGCATTAGCTCCGAAACGGGGGTCATACAGGGTCAGTATCTTGAAACCACCGGAAGCATACATCTTGACGTCGCACCGCGCAGTTATGCAGTCATCGACGACAATGGCAGAATTAGGACGCGGACGAAGGCAGAGATGATTCAAGACCTTGGTATCATCAGCCCGGCCACTCTTGGTGCCCTTGCGTTCAAGGATTCTGCGTCCGGAAGTTATACTCCGCAGGGAACGATTAGCGCACCGTCTGCGGATATCGCACTTACTTCGGGCCCGGTCGTAAGGCAGATTACGCCCGGGGAGCTTCCGAGCTTCACCGTCCGGAACGAGGCGCTTGAACTGTCTGAGGGGACTCAGACGACAGCGGAGACCACCGAGGTGGTTCTGCATATTGATTCGGTCACGGTTGGTCAGCCCGAATTTACCGGTGTGACCGCAACCATAACTGTTGATTAAAAGAAAAGGAGAGTGATTATATGCCTAGCAATCCTGTTATTAGTCAGATAGTCGTCGGCGGCGTAACATATGATATTCGGGACAAAATCGGACCGGATGGTGCGTTGACGTTTATCGGCATCAGTACAACAGCAATCACAGACGGGGGTACACAGGCACCGACCATCGGTGGCACGGTAATCCCCACAACCGACCTCAAAAAGGGCGACGTAGTCCTTTACGCAGAGTCGGGCACAAACTATAAAGAATTCCTCTGGATGGGAAGCGCATGGGAGCTTCTTGGAGACGAAGGCTCCTATGTTATGAAGGGCACCTATACGACGAGCGGACCTTCTGGCACCATCGAGTATGAGCCCAATTTTTATGGCGAAGAGGCAACGATTACGATGAGCGGCAGTATCGCCGCACAGGATCTGCCCGTATCTGCGACTTCGTCGACATCGGTTCCTGCGGTTAGCTTCTCGACAAGCTACACCCCGGGAGGCACGGTGGGCGCATCCGGGTCGGGGACGTCCGGGCATTCGTTCAGCGGAACTGCGGCAACGCTTTCGACCACGATTGTTCCCAATGGCGGAGTTAGCGCGTCGGGCACAGGTGCGTCCGGCCACACATTTAGCGGCACTGCTGCAACCATAGAAATGACGACCTCCGACTTCGTGACCAGCGTAGGCGGAGCAAGCTACACCCCGGGCGGTAGCGTTTCCATTGGTGGTAATACCACGGACTCCGGGCACACCTTCAAGGGTACGTCCGGCACGGTTAATGTCACCACGAGTGGTACTGCCGTTACTGCGGTTGGCAATCACTCTTACCAGCCTGCTGGTACCGTGTCCAAGCCGAACATTACTGTCACCCCTAACCGTGTTGCGATTAGTCCGGTCACGGGTGGTACGGGTACGGCCATAGCGAGCGTTGCCGGAGAGGTACTTACTATTAAAGACCTTCCCACCACGACGTTCGCGACGAACGTGACTGCAGCGCTCGCGGCCACCCCGACATTCACGGGAACCACGGCTACTCTTGAGCACAGCCTCACGAAGGGAAGCGTTTCGTCTACCGGCACGTTTACTCCTGCTGGTGACGTTATGGGAAGCCACTCTTTCAGTGGTACGGCGGCGACTATCACTCCCACGTACACCAAGGCGGAGACTACGCTTTCTACTTCCTATACTCCTGCCGGCTCTGTCAAGGGCGCTCACAGCTTCACTGGAAGCAACACAAATGTTTCCATAGATTACACTCCCGCGGGCAGTGTCCTCGGAGCGCATTCGTGGACGGGCACGGCTGCCACCATCAGCTTCAGCAAGCGCCTTGTGGCTGCTCTGTCTGCGGCTACCATCAGCGCGAGCGGCACGTACACCCCGGAGGGCAATATCTTCTTCCAGCCTTCTGTTGGCACTCAGGAAGTTGCGTCCATTACTGTCCCGACCGCGGGTCACACGCACACTGTCAATCTCAGCGCATAACTATATTTGCAGCCTAAAGCATTGGCTTTAACGAAGGAAAGGGTTAAAAATGAATAAGATTTGTGTATACGCGATTTGTAAAGACGAGATACAGAATGTGGATCAGTGGCTGGACTCCATGTCCGAGGCTGATTACATCGTCGTTCTTGATACGGGGTCGACCGACGGCACCTTCGAGAAACTGAAGGCCGACCCCCGCGTTACCAAGGTGCAGAGGGGTAATATCAAGCCATGGAGGTTTGACGTGGCAAGGAACAGGTCGATGAGGCTGGTTCCGAAAGACGCCAACATACTCCTCTGTACCGACCTTGATGAGAGGCTGGAGCCCGGATGGGGCGACATTATCAGAGCCACGTGGAGGGAGAACACGCTCAGGGGACATTATAAATACGTTTGGTCACACACCGAGTCGGGTGCAGACGGACATACGTTCACCTACGACAAGCTTCACACCAAGGACTACAAGTGGTATTATCCGGTTCACGAAGTGCTCGGACCGAAGGTCGGTATTGAAACTCAGTTTGAGATTGAGACGCCGGAACGGGTAATTGAATATGGGGACAAGATTGTCCTGCGCCACTATCCCGACAAAAGCAAGTCGCGGGCTAGTTATCTCGATCTCCTGCGCCTCCGCGTAGAGGAGAACCCCGACGAGTGTTATGGTATGCATCTTCTTGGCAGAGAGTACGCCTCTTATGGGCAGTATGACATGGCTTTGATGTATTTGGAGAAGACGCTTAATTTGCCGTCCATCAGCAAGAGTCCGCTGATACAGCACGCGACGCTCGGATATATGGGAGACATATATCTGATGCGACGGGATTATACCGACGCGATGACGTGCTTTATGCTTCAGATACAGAATAGTCCCTCTCACAGAGAGGCGTACCTGAGTATGGCAGAAATATATTATCATCTGAAAATGTACGACGTGGCGCTGTCGTTTATTAAAGAGGCTCTGGATAAGACATACCAGCATTTTGACTGGACAGAGCATGAGTCGACATGGAATGAGCGGGTCGATGATTTGTTCAGCGTTATATACAGCGAGCTGGGCGAATATGAAAAAGCGCTGCCTTGTGCCGTGCGGGCGCTCAAGAAGTGCCCGAACAACAAACGGCTGCAAGATAATTATTTGAATATTATTTCGAAAGTGGAGGATAAAGTAGAGACTGATGGCTAACTTTATACAACAGTTCAACGCTGGGGGCATCACTTATGACCTCCACGACAGTGAATTCATTATAGACACGAGGACGGCGAGCGGCGCCGCCCTGACCGGAGAGACAAAGGCGGCTGCGCTGTTTGACGGCATGCAGATTACATTCTGGATGAATTACGCGGCGGCGTCTAACGCTACCTTGAACCTCACGCTGGCAGACGGCACAACCACCGGAGCTATTCCTTGCTACTATAGTGGCACGACGCGGCTCGGAACTCATTATGCTGCGGGTAACGCTGTTCACTTTACATATAGAGAGAATGTTACTATAGGCACTACTACTATAACTCACGGTTGGTGGGGAGATGCTAACTACTCTGTATCTGATACTAACTATGACATTATAGGTACCTCAATACCAATTAAGACCAGACTAAATGCGTACTGCTTATGTGGCGTGGTAGGCACCTCAGGTACCATTGCTAAACAAACGAATACTGCAGGTGCTGGTACTTATTGGGAGATAAATGCATTTACCCAGTCATCTGGTACGGGTACATCTAAAAAGTTAGTACCTAATCAGGGTTATTATCCTGGGAAGATATTCTACTATACGGGTTCAAGTGCTATCACAGATGCTGATTCTGTTTCTGGAACTATTTCAGGCGGTACCAGTAATGTGGACTTGAGATATACAGTCAATGGTTCGACCTCTGCTAATATAGGTGTAACTGGTGCTCCCTTCTTTCTCGTGGGTTCTTTAGGTAGTGATGGATTATTCTATCCTAACGGTCACGATTCGCAAGCTACTAAGGAGTGGTGGCAGTGCGGATTTCCTACTGACTTAACATCTACATATATCTACTGGTATGTGGGCATGATGTCCTCTAAGTATCAGTGCAGACTGTCAGATACTAACTGGATGCTGAAGTCTGATGGTACTAAGTGGATTGTGTTCGATGGGGCTATGTCTTCTGGCGTGAGTTGGAATGATATCACGGGTAAACCTACCGAGTTTACCCCCGCCTCTCACACTCATGGATATATAGGGAACGATGGCTCTGTTGCCCCCTCCGTTTCTGCAAGCCCCGCAAGCGGTGATAAAATACTTATTTCAGATCTTACTGATAGCAATAAGGTCAAGGGCGGTCCTGAGATAGGTAGTAATGATGGTAAGTATCTTAGACACGATGGGGCATGGGATACACCCGATGACCATATTCTCGTTATGACGGGGACTCCGACTGGTGCTCTTGATTCTGCACCTATTACTACTACAACTGCTTGGGGTGATTATACTACAGCAATAACTAATCATGATAGGTTAGTATTAGATATTCCGTTAGCTCATTCAAGGATTGAGTTTCAGGCTCAAAGAGATGACGGTAGTACAGTTAATGTTTTATATGCAATAACTCATAGTGGTCAACGAATAGTAACATCTGCGTCATATGAGGCAGAAAGCGACGCAAATGGACTTGTTGTATTTACTAAAGATGCTAGCACTGTATCATTTTCAGAATTTGCTGGAGAAGTTAACTGGTCTGGTGTTCTTGGTAATCCTTATCCTCTTAATGCTCCCTCTACCGACGGCAACTACTCCCTCAATGTTTCAGGTGGAACTACTTCGTGGACTACTGCAAGTGGCGGTCCTGATACTCCTGATGCACCAGCATCAGATGGCAACTACGTACTTAATGTTGATAGCGGGAGTAGTAGTTGGCAAGAAGATACAACTTTAGAAACATTTCTTTTTGATGGGAGTGAAGAGGTTGCGGGCATGGGAACTTGTGCCACGTGCTCAACTAAAACATGGGACGATCTTATGTATGCTCTAACCTATAAACAGGTTCAGGTTAAAAGTTCAGTGGGGTCTCTTGTGTTAACAAATTATGAAATTGTTACTCAGTCTGGAGTTGAAGGGGTATTTAGTTTAATGGTTCCTGCGATAGGTGCGGGAAATGTACCAGCGATATTTTCGCAATTTGCAATAGTGCATATTGGGCAAACACTTTATATGCCATTACAGCTTTTAGCTTTTCAAGTAGGTCAAATATCTTCACTCAACGACTTATCTTACAGTACTTATATCATGCCAAGTCTTTATGTAGAGCACGGTCTTCTAGGCATAAGTGGAAACCCAGGAACATCTTTCGACGTTATTAGCAGGACGACAAATCGCATTATTGTCTGGCCAGATTAAAAATCTTTCTATAGGAGGAATATTAAATGTCAGTTATATCTAAGATGACCTTTGATAATGGGTCAACTAAAAATTTAATAAGCAGCACCTTCTATGGGAAGTGTGATACTGCCGCAGCTACAGCAGCTAAGACAGTAACTATAGGTGGATGGGATGAGTCCGTAAAGGATAACGTCTCAGGCGCTACAGTACATATCTATTTTGAAAATGGAAACAGTGCATCAAATCCTACTTTGAACATCGATTCGCAGGGCGCTCACAGAATAATCACTACTGGTGATGCGTCTGTGGCGGCGTTTCCTGCCGGGATATATTCCTTTACGCTCGTTCCGAGCAACGTCGCCGGGGATACCACCTATCGATGGATGATGGAAGCGGCAGCCGTGACGGCGAAAAGTGCGGACTTCGCGACTTCTGCCGGAACGGCAGGCACTGCGACCACCGCAGGAACCGCGTCTTCTGCAGACTCCGTTCCGTGGTCCGGTGTGACGAACAAGCCTTATCCGGCGAGCGCGCCGTCAACCAACGGCAAGTATAATCTTAATGTGAGCGGCGGAACTGTTACGTGGACTGCAGACACTCCCGGCAGCGACGTGCCTAACAAGCCGTCCGACACGGGCTCATATGTACTGAATGTCGGTTCGAGCAGCGCAGACTGGGATTTAGTTCCCGACCTGCCGGGCTCTAGCGACGCCGATGGCGACTATGTGATTAAGAAAGAGACTGATGGCTCTGGGTACTCGTTGAGCTGGGAAAAGGCAACCACGACAGATACGACCTACACTCTGACCACTGGCGACAGCAATGGCCAGATTAAGGTAACACCGTCTGTTGGTAACGCGTACAACGTCGACGTTAAGGGGCTGGGTAGCAACGCCTATACGTCTACTTCGTATTTACCTACTGCTGGTGGTAATGTAACTGGCGATATCACCTTGCTGAAGCAGGTTGAATCTGGTGCGCCAGGTGACTCGTACGGACTTATCTTCCAGAGAGGTACATTAACTGACTCATACAATGACTGGATGATAGTTGACTCAGGCGGATACCTATACTTCAGGGAACGTGGTAGCGGGTCAACTGCGTGGACGAATCGCGTAACCTTTAACACTTCGGGCAACGTCTCCGCAGCATCGTTTAGTGGATCGGGTGCGTCTTTGACTTCGCTGAACGCAAGCAATCTTTCGTCGGGCACAGTGCCTGTGGCGAGGATTCCCGATTTATCTTCTACTTACATACCTACCTCACAGAAGGGTGCTGCATCTGGTGTAGCAACCCTAGATAGTAATAGTAAAGTTCCAGTAATACAAAGTAATTATCTGTATGGTAAATGTACTACTGGTGGAAGCACCGCAGCAAAAACCTCTTCTATTACTGGATACGATGAAACCACGATAGCAAATATGAAAGGTGTTACTGTTTTTGTTGGATTTAATAATCCAAATACAGCAGCTAATCCAACATTAAATATTAGTAATACTAATGCACACCCGATTGTATGGGGTTCTTTAACTGACCCTGTAGCAGTAGGTAACTTTAGTAGTGGACTTCATTCATTTACTTTAGTAGAAGTTAGTGATACTTACTATTGGTATATTAACGAAGGTAGAGATACAGTTCCAGAAGCACCCTCTTCTAACGGTACTTATATATTAACTGTTAGTGACTCTGGAGCAAGCTGGTCTTCTAGAACTTTCCCAACAGTACCGACTACTGGTACAGTAACTATTAGTGCATCAGGATGGTCTGGTAATGGTCCATATTCTCATTCAGTTACTATTTCAGGTACTACCGCTAACAGTAAGATTGATCTACAACCTGACTCAACTGTATTAGCTCAGATGACTACGGATGGAACTACTGCACTGTATATTGAGAATAATAATGGTACACTTACTGCATGGGCTATGGGAGCTGCACCTACGGCATCATTAACTATTCAGTATACTAAGACGGAGGTTGGATGATGAGTATTATAGGTGAGGCTGCTACGGCTAAGGTGAATATACCAGAGCCAACTGCTCCATATGTTAAGTTTACTACTAATGCTAATGGGGATATCATAGGAGCAAAGGCTTCGGGATTAACACAAATTCCTCAGTATTTTTGTGACAGCAAAAGTCACTTGGAGAGGTTTACTACGACAGAGTCAGTAACTTCAATTAACGCCTACGCATTTTATGGCTGCTCGTCATTAGCGCAGGTTACAATACCGAGTTCAGTAACAAAGATACAGAAGTATGCCTTTGCAAATTGTTCCGCATTAGATTTATCTGCACTTCCGTCTAGTGTGACTGCAATACAGACTTATGCGTTTCAAAATTGTAGCAACCTTTCACTTACTTCTTTACCAAATTTAACAATTTTAGGAGAGCATGCATTTGACAACTGCACTAGTCTTGCATTAACATCATTACCGAGCACCCTTGTTACTACTTACAATAAAATCATCAATGGCTATACCTTCTATAAATGCACTAATCTTGCGCTGACTTCATTACCAGAGGGTTTAACAACAATAGGTACGTATGCATTCTATGGCTGTAATAATATGCCACTGGCTTCATTGCCATCCACGTTGACCACTATAAAAGATTATGCATTTTACCAGTGTCACAATTTAGCGTTTAATTCATTACCCGATACGTTAAAAACGCTAGGATCTCGCGCATTTGGTGGTTGCAACAATCTGCCATTTACAGTAATCCCCAGTAGTGTAACTACTTTAGGTACTTATGCGTTTGCAGGGTGTTCTAATCTGACATTAGATTTTCCAGCTAGTATTACTAAATTGTCAACAGGGATTTTTCAAAGCTGTACCAATCTTACGCTAACACTTAGGTCACCTACAATGATAGGGTACCTAAGTAATATGCTTCCAGCTGCTGCGCAGGTTGTTGCAATATATGTTCCATCTGACTTAGTAGATACATACAAAACAGCAAACAACTGGAAAAAATATGCAGCAAAAATTCAGGCAATAAGTTGAGGAGAGGTCATGAGTATTATTGGGAATAAAATAGCACCTAATTCAACAGGAATACTTTCTCCTTATATCCGAATGACTATGTCTACTGCGTCAGGTGATCAGTATATTTGGAAAGCGTATTTATACGGGTACGAGGAGGTCCCCAGTTACTTGTGTCGAAACTGGTGCGATAATAGTAATGGAGTTATAGACTTCACAAACTCTCCTCATGTTACTAAGGTAGGGGATTATGCATTTTATATCTGTCGTTGTCCATTTACAAATGTGCCTAATACAATTAGGGAGGTGGGTATTGGGAGTTTTACACAAACAAAGATAACTGCACTCCCAAACGATCTGGAGATTATAGAGGCGTCTGCTTTTCAGGGTTGTTCGAATTTAACAACACTTTCACCTAATATACGAAAGATTGGACATGACGCGTTCTATGGCTGTACGGGGTTAACTATTACTGAACTTCCTACAAGTGTACGCCAATTGGGTGAGGATGCTGGTACACTTGGCAAAGGTACTTGTTTTCGGGATTGTACAGGTATCCCATCGATTATAATTCATGATGGTGTAACACTATTACCCTATGGCTGTTTTACGGACTGTTCTAACTTAACTGTAGCTGATTTACCAAGTACGTTGTCTACTATACAATATAATGCGTTTCATAGATGCTCTAAGCTAACTACTATTTACTGCAGAGCCAGTACACCTCCTACAATGGCAAACTCAGCTGGTTTTGGTACTGTATCTGCGTTAACTAATATCTATGTTCCCTCTGCATCAGTAGATGCATACAAGACAGCTACTAACTGGTCACAGTATGCATCCAAAATCTCAGCCATACCTACATAAAGGAGTAACACATTATGGTCGTACCAGAATATTTAGATGACGGTAATCTCATCCGTCGCTACAGTAATGAGGGCTACTACATAAGGCAGGTTGAGACTGGGATAATTTATGAGGATGCAGTTGATGTTGTGCCGTGTAGATACACCTATGAAGAGACGGATGAGAAGATACCAGTAATTGAAGAACCTGACGAGTCAAATTACGATTTGTCAAATCAGGATTTGATTAACCCGTTTGCTCCGGATTCCGGGGCAGACGGGGATTTTGATAGAGAGGAGGCGGGCGACTATGAGCGTGACGGGTAAGGGTGTCACCATGGGTGCCCCATCAACGATTGTCAACCCGCTGACAATCAATAAAAACGGACAGTTTACGGCCCCAGAAGGACAGGCGTACGGTCCGGTAACGGTGGACGTTGAGATGTTCTCGTTTGTGGTGAAGGGGAGCGGGTCGTTCACAACGAGCGGAGACATAAACATCAATTTCGGGGATACGTCAAGCGATTATAGCGGAAACAATCAGACGGTCAATTTTTCGTATAATGACGAAAAGGCGCACAGAGTCGTCGCGACTGGCAATCTGACTAACATTTCATTTCAGAATTGCACGGGGCTTCTAAGCGTGGACATTCCTTTTCCAAGATCGATGCGTTACACGTCGTCTCTCAGCTCCTGCTTCAAAAACTGCGCGTCGCTGACGTCGATACCGATCGGCCTGTTTGACAACTGCCCCGCGGTGACGAGCTTCAGCTCTTGCTTCTTCGGCTGCAGGGCGCTGATGGGACTCGCGCCGGGACTTTGGGATACGACAAAGTGGCCGAACGTCACGTTGCATTCTATGTGTTTCTACAATTGCACGGGACTGTCAAACTACGCAGACATACCGAGCGACTGGAAATAAGGAGTATCAAAATGAAGTTTTATATAACACGAGGGGGTGAATAGTCGTGCCGAACTATGTTCTCGCACAAGAATCAAACAGAGCGAACATACCTGACAGGCTGTGGTATGCGATGGAAGAGACCGACCTCGAAGATATCGCCGCGAACGAGAACATCGCGACGGGAGATAAGGTTTACGTTATCAAGCAAGGCAAGACATATATATTTGGAGAGGATTCTGAATGGTATGTTTCTGGAAAGAGCTCCGGCGGCGGAGGGACGAGTGTAGATGTAGAGCCACTCGCGGTCAACGCAAACGGCACGTATACCGCTGCCGAGGGAACTGCGTACTCGCCCGTGACAGTTGATGTGCCCCAAACCACTGTGGAGTCGTTGGCAGTCGCGGCAAATGGTACTTATACAGCACAAGCGGGCAAAGCGTATTCGCCCGTTATGGTGAATGTGGCGGCGGTAAACAAATTGTCACAAGTGACAGATGCTTCGATTACTGAAATAACAGCGGCTGATTTGGATGGGATAACTATTATGAGAGATCGGGCATTTTACCAATGTACGCGGTTGGAATCGGTAGAGTTGCCTGCAACTTTAACTAAAATAAGCAACTACGCTTTTAATGCCTGCATGTCGCTTAAAAGAGTTATCATTCCCGAAGGTATAGAGCAAATCGGACAAAATTGTTTCACGGCGACACAGTTATCCGAAGTTGTGCTTCCGTCAAGCATTACTTCGATAGGGAATAGTGCTTTCCTATCGAATTATAGTCTCGTTTCTGTTATTGTGCGAGCAACAACGCCGCCTACACTTGGGACTAATGCTTTCAACAGCAGCCATTCAGACCTTGTAATCTATGTCCCTGCCGGATCTGTATCGGCATATCAATCCGCAACGAACTGGTCGACTTACGCCGACAGAATCCAAGCGATTCCGGCCTGAAAGGAGTAAGCGATGATAGGACGAAACAAAAGAGGAGGTCTCTGATGCCTAATTATGTTTTAGCACAGGAGTCAAACAGGGCGAACATCCCCGATGCCCTGTGGTACGCCATGGAAGAAACGGACCTCACGGATATAGCAAACAACGAGAGCCTTTCTACCGGTGACAAAGTATATGTCATCAAGGCGAACAAGACGTTTATATTCGGGGAAGACGCAAATTGGTATCCGTACGCCAATGAGGGCGGAGGAGGCGGAGGCGGGAGCGAGGGAGTTCCCGACGCTCCGTCCGAACAGGGAAAGTATGTTCTGAGCGTCGGCGCAAGTGACAACGAGTGGACTGCCGAAACAAAAGAACATTACGAAGTAAGAATATACGATAAAAGCAAAGACCAAGATTGGGACGACAATGAGAACGACCAGTACGTGGTTGAAACCTCTCAGGAGGACTTGCAGGAGATAGTAAGCAAGATAAACACAGGTGGCGTTACGGTCTCTATGTATGTATATGATGGGGAGGGTGTGTCAAAAACCTACCCAATGTGTACGCTAATCAAAGGTCTGCCCTCGTCGATAATGAATGTTCTGGCCGGCATGTACTTTGATTTCGATATAGATCATAGTGCGATTTTTCCGAATGCTATCGGAGTTGTTATGGTTGCTCAAACCTGTCAGGTTCTGCATATACTGGATGCAAGCAACATCGAAATTAGGCGTGCGCTGTATGCCGCGTCTGCCGAGTCTGCCGAGTCTGCCCGGTCTGCAATGGATGCCGAAAGAGCAATGACTGCCGACTCTCTCAACTACCCGCTGCCAGTCAACAATATGTATCATATGTTTGGCGTATGCACATCGAGCGCGTCGAGTACCGCGAAGGTCGCATCAATTAACGGTTACACAGAGGTTGACGGTATTACTGTGTTTTTGGCGTTTTCAAACGCAAACACGGTCTCGAACCCGACCCTCAACATTAACAGCACCGGGGCGTACCCAATCATGGTCGGCTCATATACCGATCCCGGCGCGGCCGGAGCGTTTGCCACCGGCGTTCACGCATTCACACTTGTTAATAACAACGGAACGAAGTATTGGATGGTTAACGAAGGGCGCGACACCGTTCCCGAGGCGCCCAATCTGGAGGGCGCGTATTACCTCAGGGTGCACTCTGGTGGTGTTTCGTGGGAGGGTGCCACGAAGAAAGGCACCGTCACGCTTACGCCGTCCGCGTGGACTGGCTCCGGCCCGTACACGCAGACAATTTCTTCGATTGTACCCGTAACGGTCAACACGAAGATTGACCTACAGCCTAACGTGACCACCCTGACTCAGATGCAGAGCGATGGCACAACGAACATATTTGTCGACAACGACAACGCGACGCTGACCGCGTACGCTCTCGGAGCTAAGCCCACGGCATCTCTGACGATTCAGTATACTAAGACGGAGGTGGTATCATGAGCGTACAAGGAATAGGTCTGTCGGTAAGTGCGCCCAGCGTGAGCAAACTCCCGCAGGTGATAGACGGTACCGTAACAACGCTGACGGCCGAGGATTTGGCGGGGGTGACACGGATAGCTCCGTATAAGTTTTATAATAGCAGCCTAACAAGCGTTACTATGCCTTCGAGTGTGACGTCGATTGGGGATTACGCGTTTTATCATTGCCTCTTTACAAATATGGCTCTCCCATCGAGTGTAACGTCGATTGGGGCCAGTGCGTTTGAATCTTGTTCAAATCTCACAAGCATAACAATGCCTTCTGGGCTGACGTCGATTGGGAGCAATGCTTTTTATGGCTGCAGGAGCCTCACAGATATCACAATTCCTTCGAGCGTAACGTCGATTGGAAGTCAGGCATTCGGGCAGTGTTTTGGGCTTACAAGCATAACCCTCCCGTCTGGCCTGACGTCGATTCCGAACAATATGTTTTATCAGTGCTTGAACCTCCCAAGTATAACAATTCCCTCGAGCGTAACGTCGATTGGGGACGCCGCCTTTCGAGGTTGCTCAAACCTCACAAATATAACAATGCCTTCGGGGCTGACGTCAATTGGAGGCAGTGCTTTTTATGAGTGTGGGCGTATCACAAACATAACAATTCCCTCGAGCGTAACGTCGATTGGAATGTACGCGTTCCGGGGCTGTTCTCTCCTTGCAAGTGTTACAATCGAAGCAACTACGCCCCCAACCATGGTGTACCAGGCATTTTTGAATACATCTGCAAATCTTGTTATATATGTTCCTGCGGCATCAGTAGAAGCGTATAAGGCCGCGACGAACTGGTCGTCATACGCAGACAGAATACAGGCAATCCCGTCGTGAAAGGAGTAAATCATGATAGTCAGAGAATTTTACATTGAACGCAGGGACGGCGTGAAACTGTATCGCACTTACTCCGATATCAATCATTATATCATTCAGGATCAGACGGGCATTGAGTACGTCGAGGCGATAGATGTCGAGGACGCGTCGTATACCTACACGGAGAGTGATAAAGAAGTTGAGGACGGGGGTGAGTTGATATGAAGGACTGGTTGATATCGGCATGCGGGGTGATTGGAAGTACCGTCTCATATCTGGTAGGAGGTTTCGATGCTGCTTTGCTGACACTGTGTATTTTTATGGTGATTGACTTTATCACCGGTATCGTGGTCGCCGGCATATTCAAAGCGTCCGCGAAAACAGAAAGCGGAGCGCTGTCGTCCAAAGTCGGATTCAAGGGTCTCGCCAAAAAGTGCATGATACTGCTCTTCGTTCTTATCGGTGCTCAGCTCGACATCGTCCTGCAAGCTCACTTTGTGAGAGACGGCGTATGTATCGCGTTTATCGCGAACGAGCTCATCTCTATAGTTGAGAATGCCGGACTGATGGGAGTCTCAATACCCGCTCCGATTCAGAAAGCTCTGGACATGCTCACCAAGAGCAAGCCAAAGACAGAAAACGAAGACACAAACAAAGGCGAGCCTCGTCAAGAATCCGAAGATAAGCACGACGACGAATACTATAATGTATTCGAAGACCATGACGAATATGAGGACGAAGAAGACGAGGAGGACGACGGGGAAGATGAAGATAAATAAATATATCACCGAGACCAATCGGTGGAAGGGCAGATACGGCGCGTCTGTTAAGTGGATTACGATTCACTACACCGCGGGCATCGGAGATACTGCGTATGGAAACTGCCAGTATTTCTCTACCGCATACAGGGCTGCGTCTGCACACTTCTTTGTTGATGAAACGAGCATTTGGCAATCAGTCGAGCTCGAGGATTCGGCTTGGCACTGCGGAGACGCTCCGAGCCGTAATGGCTGCAATAACCTTAACTCTATCGGCATAGAGATGTGTTCTGACAAGGACTCAAAAGGCAACTATTACATCAGCGAAGAGACCGTGGCTAACACGGTGGAGCTCGTAATATATCTGTTGGGTCGTTATCCGGACGCACAGCTTTGCAGGCACTATGATGTGACCGGCAAGAAGTGCCCTATGCCGTGGGTGTATAACGAGCAGCTTTGGATTGATTTTAAGGAAAGAGTACAGGAGGGTTTGCCTATGACTGCCGCTGAAAAGAAGTGGGTCGAAGGTATCGAGAAGAAAGCTAAAGATCTCGAGAAGAAGGCCGAAGACCTCTCTAAGAAAAACGCAGAACTCGAAGGTCAGCTCGCCGCACTTGGCAAGAGTTCCACAGAGAACCTTGAGGCAGTGCAGGCAAGCATCAAGGGCATCAAAAACGAAGTGATGCCGAGGTGGGGCTTCGTGGACGGCAACATGCCGTCATGGATGAAGCCCACCATTAAGAAGCTCGTCGCCAAGGGCTATCTCAAAGGGGACAAGAACGGCAATCTTCAGTTGTCGTATCAGTTTGCAAGAGCACTTGTAGTCCTTGACAGAGCTGGTAGCTTCGATAAATAATAAAAAGGAAGGGGTGACTCGATGGGCAGCATAGTCTGTTATAATTCTGACGGTCAGGTGCTTGAGCACTATTTTCAATGGGATAGCAACCAAACCGTTACCATCAAAGGAATTACGTTACCGCCTATCCCGCTGTTCCACGTCTGTAACAGATTAAGCACAGAAGCGTACGTCGTGGAGCCCAACGTAGTAGGGACCGACCTGCAGGTAGACATTCCGAACTACCTGTTTACGCAGGCGGAAACGATTCTTATGTACGTGTATTCTCCGACGCCGGAAGGCGGATATCGGACGATACACGCAATCATGATCCCCGTCATCCCTCGTCCGAAGCCGGACGATTATGTATATGAGGATAACGTGGATTATATCAGTGTCGCGATGGTGGACGCCCGCGTCACTAACCTCATCAACGAACTGTCCCAGGGTTCGACCGGGGACATTTCCGCTGAAGTTATCGATATTCGCACCGCATACGACGGCACGATTTATGACACAGCGGGCGACGCCGTACGGTCTATTGTCCCGAATGTGACCAACATTGCCGAGTTTGCCGGAGCAAACGCGGCGAGGGAGGTCGTTCCGGCACTCGCCAGAGAAGAGGCGCTGAAACTTATCGATCCTGCTTACGTCAAACTGACCGCAAGCGGGGAGGGCAGCGTTTCCTTTGGAATGGGGGGGACCGAAATTCCTGTCGTCTATTGTAATGTATCATTTGACCCCCAGCAGGATTTGAATGGGCAGCCCGCTCCGTATATTGGTGGTGCCGGGCGCAATCTGTTCAACTATGACGGGGCGAGGGTGGTTGCCGCAAAAGTAAATCTGACTCAGGAGAGGCTCAAAGCCGAAGCCAATATGAGATCTGTTGTATTCAGATGTGAAGCCGGAGAGACTTACACGGTATCTTGTGCATCGGCCCATGCCGGCATTCAGGTTGGCACTTGCGCCGATAACCCCCAGGTCGATGAGACCGTGTTTAATGTGGTTGCGTCTGGAGCGGCGGGAGCTGGAGCGACTATCACCGCTGCGGCAAGCGATACCTACTTGGTCGCTACCATATATAACGCAGCTACAGACTCGGCAACTCCGGCGGACGCTGTTGCTCAGACGCAAATCGAAAAGGGGTCGACGGCTACCGAGTTCGTCCCGTACGAGAACGTATGCCCGATTTCTCCCGCAACCGGAGTCTCTGTGACCCATCGTGGGGCGACCGCATCTCCGAGTACAACGTATAATGTCTCGTTCCCAGAGGACGCGGGCACCGTATACGGTGGAACGGTTGATGTTGCGTCCGGCGATATCGCAAAAGAATGGGAGTCTCTTCTGCTGGACGGTACGTCGACATACGGAAGAGTCACCAATGTGGCCATAGCCGATGGAGTATATGTCGGATGGCTTTACCTTGGCGACGCATATCCCGGTCGGGTAACGGAAGCCATCAACCCCAGAGACTTCTTGTTAAGCGATAAGCTCGAGAGTAGAGCTGATTATCGACCCGGTTCTGTTAGAATTACAGAGCGTTTCGAGTCAGGGAGGAACCGGTCTTGTCTGAATATCGTGCTCCCTGACCAGTCATTGACCACCGTAGCGGCTATCAACTCGTGGCTTGCCAACAACAACGTGCTCGTGGTGTATAAAGTCGAAGACGGCATGGCTGACGAGTTTGAGTCTGAGGCGCACGATGTCAACACGTTCTATGACGTCAATAACATGACGGTGAGCAATCCGCCCGCGAGCACAATCAATGTAAAATACAGGGCGGACACCGGACTATATCTGGAGTCTATAACCTAATTCTAAAAAAAAATAACCTACGAAATGTAGGTTATTTTTTTTACCGAAACGTCATATGGACTTTTGTTTTGAGACTATGCGCTGAGTGCTTCTGCTCGGGCCGCTTATTTAGTATAACACATTCCCAAACGAAATGAAAGAGTTTTTTTCGCTTCATTTCGCTTCATTTCGCTCGCCGTTTCGTTTGTCAAAAAAAAGACCCCTCGCGAGAGGGGTCTTTTTTTTACGCATGGAATTCTGTCTTCAAGACGACCTTTTTCCATAAGTTCCGTCACTTCCGACGCAACTTTTCGCGGTTCTCCCAGATATAGTCGGCGAATATGTCCCAGTTCATCATGACCTGGTCGTACACGTCGATTTTCTTATCGGGGTATTCCGGCCATTCGGGGAAGTGAGATATCACAACCTCCCACTCGCATTTAGACCAGAAGTAGTACATCAGCCATCCGCGAACATCTGCGAGAAATAACTCTTTGTTATCCTTGTGCTTCTTAAGTGCATCTCTGCAGGCCAACCTGAAACCGGAATGCTTGAAAATGTTAAAGTGCTCGACGCGTCTGGCGTTTGAGTCATAGTAATATGCGTACCACTCCATATCACATCCACCCTTCGATCCCGAACATGACAATCGGGCCGTCCGGCTGGTAGTCGAGTGCGCGAAGAGTATTGTATGATATAAAGTCTACGGCGTCGGCTTCGCTCACACCTCTCTTAACAAGGCATTCTATCATTTTGTCATAATCGTACACGATTTTGCCGTTAGAGGTCGCGCCGATTATAGCTTCGTCGTACTCCGGGTTGTCAAAGACTACGCTGCCGTCGTATCCGGCATCGCTTAGGATTTCTCGATTACTTCTCTCTG